TTTTTTCAACTTTCTCACGCTTGCCGTCTTTGAATCGCGGTGCTTCTTCCTTTACCTCAACAGGTGCTTCTTTCTTTACCTCAACAGGCGTTTCCTCAACGACCTGGTTTTCTTCAGTGACCTCGTCACTCATTTGCTATCTCCTATGCAGGTGATTTCACTCAGCCGTGCGGCTGCTTACCGACATTGTGTCGGAAGTTTATCCCGAGACAAAACCTGTCCCGAATTCTTCTTTCAACGAAGTTGTGTCCGTTGCAAATCCGGCTTCTCCACCATACGCAAATGAATCATAGTAATCCGGCCGGTAGGCAGAGTCGCCTTCGAAAATTGTTTCAATTGAACATTGGCAATGATTGTGAAACTCGATTGCGTATGAACTCACTCGAACACTGCCGTAACTATCAAAAGCAACAGTTTGGCAAAAGTCGCAAGCGCCAGATTGAGCAACACGTTGGACTCCGATAACGTCAGGGTCTAAAGCGGAATTATACAAAATCGTGTCTCGGTTGAATGAAGCAACTGCTCGCGTCATCGCGTTTGTAACTTCAGCTTGAAGTCCACCAAAACCATTCTTTTGAAACAACGCCATTCCGTAACCAATGATTGGTTCAGACTTTTTCACAGAATCAAACTTTGGAACGGAAGCAATATACGTTGCCGACTTCAATCTTGCCGCGGCGTAGTTTTGAGCTCTAGAAGAAGTGTTGCGAGTAAGTCGACGACCAGTTCTCGGGTCAACGTAAGTTCCGGCGGCAGGTTTCAAAGCGAAACGTTTTTCGTACTCGGCGCGTTGAGAATCGTAATACTGAATTGCAACAGCCGCGTTGATTCTGCCGTATTTGTCAACAAGACCAGGAACTGCTCGTCGCAAAAAACCGCCCATTTGAGATTGGTCTGGATTAGACAACGAACCAAACAAAGTCAAAGACTCGCGTTCCATCAACTCGTTGACACGACGAATGTTAGTCTGGTTGCGTTGCTGCAACAAGTAACGTTCACGTGTCATCGCCAAGGTTAGACTCCAGGTTGAGTTGTAGTAGGTACGAGTTGCTCAAGGAATGCGTTCGCTTCAGCGACGGTTTGTTCAGAACGAAGAACTTGCTTGTCCGTGTCGCTCAAACCAATTCGGTTCCAAGTGACCTCAGAGTTAGCCTGGAATACTCCAGCCGAAATCAACTTCACGGCTTCGTCTGCAGCAGCGGCGCGAGTCGGAGTTGACGCGTCACGCCAAATCGGTCGAATTTCATTTGCGCCATCAGGAATAATTCCGTCACGAACTAGAAGCGAAAGTTTTCCAACTTCAGTCCACGCACGACCAAATTGCTTTTGTCGACGTTCCGCTCTCTTGACAAGACGAGCTTCCATTTGTCGAATCGCGTCGGCGCTTGCAGGATTATCCGTTTGGAAGCCAAGATACGATGGCGGGATTGCCGTTTCAGCTGCAAGCATTTGAGCAAGTGATTTCAATTGTTCAAAGTACGGTCCAGTCGAGTTGGCCTGGAACTGTCCAACTGAAGGAGTAACACCGTCTTCATCGTTGTAAGGAATTCCAAGAACGCGACCAAGAGCAACGTCCCATTTGTTGATTGGATTACCGTCTGCGTCTAAGAAGAAATCTTCGCGAGCTCCAAGAACGTAACGCTGAGGAGCGGAGTAAAACTCGCGAGCAACTTCTGCTCCAAGAAGCGTGCGCATTGCCGAATCCGTGTAAGAACGAACCGCGCGAGAAATCTCTGAACGACCATAAGGGTCGCCTGCTCGAGGATTGTTTGGCATGTAAACAACAGGAACGCGTCCAAGATTGTGCTCGTCTCGTGCAACGTCAACCCAGTCGTTACGTGATGAACGCTCAGCGTAAATCGTGACGTCGGGAAGGTACAATGTTGCACTAACGGGTTTTCCCCGGTCATCGCGGCTCAACGAGAGTGCCGATGTCAAGCGCCGAAGACGCATGTCGTAAACACATGTCATTCGACGTGGCGACTCAATCGTTATGAGCGGGTCAGATTCTCCCGCGGCGCCCTTCCCGACGACAACAAAACCGGAACCGTAAATCAAGGCGTCAAGATGCCCAAGACCTGATTCAACGTCAAGGTCATTTGCCCGGTAAATATCATTCAAGCCAAAGTCGTCGCCAGGAGCGTAGTAACCTTCGAAGTCAAGTCGTTCTTCAAGAACTTGAACAGCGGTTCCAGCCCAACCGACAACGGCGTCAACTGATGTCATGTGAGGTGGAATTGAAATTCGTAAGTCTTTGAGACGGTTCTTGCCTTCGTAATACTGCTCAAGAAGAATGTTTTTCGCTTCGTGATTACTGAGCTTTTTCACGAGACGGTCAAGAACTCCAAGCTCGTCAGCTGATAGAGTCATAGAATTGTCGCCCTTCGTGTTCTAGTTGAACGGTCTTTGACCGCGTGTCTGGCGCCATTCGCCAAAACCGCGCATGCGAGCAAGTCGATTTTGCGCGGCGATTGTCTTTTTTCCTTGCGGAAACTTCCGGCTTCTGTCGCAACCGCGTTCAAAACGTGGCGAGTAAGTCGAGGGTCATTTGGGTGACCAACTTCTTTGTCAACGATGTCGGCAATAAATTGTTGAGCCAAAGGAGCCATTCGATGGTTGGTCGGCGGGATTCTTTCCACGCGTCGTTTCCATTCTTTAGCCCATTCGGCAATGTCTGGTTCGTAAAAAGATGGGTCGCACCAGAGCATTTTCACGTCGTAGGTTTCAAACATTTTTTTGACCACCGCGTGAACGTCTTCGCGAGGAACCGTCCAGTCTGGGTCGTTCGGGTCTGGTTCCCAAACCGAGATGACTTTCATCAAACCTGTTTCAACGTCAATCGCAACTAAACCTGTTGCGTCGCCAGAAACTGAACCATCAAAACCAGCAACGATTGAACTACCTGGTTCAATGTCTCCAGTTCGTGCCGCTTCGTTCCAGAAGTAAGGAGTAATGAAATCCTCGCCAGCAAGACGAACCCATTGATTCAAACGGAAACGTTGAAAACCAGCAAAACCGGCAGAACCCGCGCTTGAAATAGCGGATACAAAATCGTCTTCGTCCAAAAGTCCTTGAGCAAGATTCGGGTTTGCGCGTCGCCAAACTTCCGGGTCGGTCGGGTCGTCTTCGGGTTTAGCTTCCCACCACCAGAAGCCGAACTGCGGGTCATCAAGTTCGCCAGTTGCAACTCGTTTACCGTGTTCATACAATCGGCCAAGAAGAGTGTCGGTGTTACCACCCGCGGTCGTAATACCAAGTACTAGAGATTCGGGTCGGTCACCAGAACCTGTGACGAGCGCATCCCAAAGTTCGTCGCCTCGTTTATTAGTTGACGAGGAAGGCCAAGCGTGAAGTTCGTCGGCAATAACAAGCGAAGGTCCAAGACCGTGAGCCGATGCGGCGTCAGCGGAAAGAGCTCGGTAAACTGAACCACGCGATGGAAGTTCAAGAGCGTCTCGATACACTTTCACAACTCGCGACAATGTTGGGTTATTCAAAACTTGTTGACGAGCTTCACCAAAAACGATTTTGGCTTGTTGACGGTCAGACGCGGCAGAATAAACTTGCGCGCCAGTTGGACCAAACAACAAATGCTCAAGAGCAATCGCAGTACCGAGAAGAGACTTTCCGTTTTTACGCGGCAAACCAATAATGGCTCGGCGGTAACGCAACAAACCTTCATCGTTCTCTTCAAAAACTCGGTCCATCAACCATCGTTGCCACGGAGTAAATTCAAGAAGTTCACCGGCCTTGAAACCACGCGATGCTCTCAAAAGCGAGGAAGCAAAATCGCTAATATAACCACCGCGAGTATTGTCACTAATCGAAGGAACCGAATAAGCAGGTTCCCAATCAGGACTAGGCGGTTCGAGGACGGTCACGCTTCTGAGAAAGCTCGTCGAGTTCATCGCGAACGCGAACTTCAGCAAGACCGAGTCGAGAGCGGTCGGCCGGGAAGAACTTGAAGGTAAGGCCGACACACTGCTCGCGCTCATTGCGAATCAGTCGAAGCCGAAGACACCGATGCCTGACTTGACGCAAGGTCGAGGACTTGAGGCTAAGGGACGCACCGCAGACCAATTTGCGGCTGCCATCGACGGCATTCTATAATCCAACAACAAGGAGAAAAACATGGTTGACATCAACCGCTCGACCTCTGGCGTGCTTCTGCCCGAGGCCGTTTCTGGCGAAATTCTCGCCAAGGTTCAGGAAGCATCTATCATTCAGCGCGCAGCTCGCCGCGTCGCTCTTCCAGGTTCTGGCATTGCATTCCAGACTCTGACCGGAGACCCGACCGCAGCGTGGGTTGGTGAAACCGACGAGAAGCCAGTTTCGAATGGAACTGTTGGCTCGAAGGTTCTTCGCCCTTACAAGCTCGCTGTTATCGAGACGTTCTCGAACGAGTTCCGTCGCGACAAGTCAGCTCTCTACGAAGCCCTCGTTTCGCGTCTTCCTGGTGCACTCGCCAAGAAGTTTGACACCACCGCATTCCACGGAACTGCTCCCGGCTCTGACTTCGACGACCTTTCGGCTGTCACTGCAAAGTCGCTCGGAACGCTTGGCGTTTACGACGGCATCGTCGAGTCGATGCAGGCAATTGCTGTTGCTGGTTACGACATGAACGGAATCATTCTTTCGCCTCAGGCTGAAGGTCTTCTGTTCGGCGAGAAGGACGGCAGCGACCGACCCCTTTTCATCAACAACATTGCAACCGACGGTTCGATTGGTTCGGTTCTTGGACGCCCGGTTTACAAGTCGCGCGCCGCTTACAAGGACACGACCACCGACGTACTTGGTTTCGCCGGTGACTGGACTCAGGCAATCTGGGGCACGGTTGAAGATGTTCAGGTCAAGATTTCTGACCAGGCAACTTTGACTGTCGGAGAAGCAACGGTCAACCTCTTCCAGCAGAACATGTTCGCCGTTCTTGCTGAAATTGAAGTTGGCTTCATCGTTTCCGACGACGCTGCTTTCATCAAGCTCACGGCCTAATTGGCTAAAAGGGGAGAGGGCATTTTTGCTCTCTCCCCTTCCGCTAAACGATACGACAATTGAGAGGTAACAATGGCAAACTGGACTACGCCTAGCGACGTCATTTCACGTTGGATTGGACCAAATCCTCCGACTGATGAAACGCTTCTCGAAGCTTTGATTGTCGACGCGGAAACCGTTATTCTTGCAGAATTCCCTGGAATTCAAGCGCGAATTGACGATGAAACTTTGAGCGAAGATGTTGTCAAACTGGTTACTGTTCGAATGGTTACAAGAATTTTGCGTAACCCAGAGAACGCGACTTATTTGCAGCAAAACACTGGTCCTTTTGGACAAGCGCGAAACTTTGGAGACTTTGTCGACATTTGGATGACAACGGAAGAACGTACAATGATTGCGCCAGCTATTCGCGGTAAAGCTTTCAGCGTTGACTTGGCTCCGAACTCTGCTGCTCCGACCGCTGACGCATTGACTGTTACATGGGACCCAATCTGGAGGTCTATGTGATTATTCGCGGAAACGAAACTATTACGATTCGACGCAAGTCGAGTTCTAGTTTTGACCAGCACGGTTTACCTGTTGTCACCGAGACTTCTATCGAGGTTGACAATTGCTTGTTCTGGTACGGTTCAAGTAACGAGCCGGTTGAAGTGATGCGCGACCCGATTGATGGCCAACTTGTTTTGTGTTTTCCAGAAGGAACTGAAATACTTGACACAGATGAATTCATTGTTCAAGGTCATTCGTGGTTGAAAGACGGAATTGTTGTTGAGTATCCACAACTTTGGCCTGGTTTTGTTCCTGGAATTATCGTGAATGTGAGGCGTCGAGATGGCTAGCGTAAAAGTTCAAGTTGACGCCGACGCGTTGCGTATCTTTATCCAGCAAAACAAGCCAATCCGAGATTTGCTTTACAACGTCGGAGCCGCTGTTCAATCAAATGCAGAATCAACTGCGTCTGAAGCTGAAAAAGGTCCAGGCGGAACAATTTATTCTTACGCGTCTGCAGGTTTTTCCGTGTTGTTCGACATGGGCAAAAAAATACCAAGAGTGATAGTCAAATCAAACGCCGACCCGGAACAAGCAACTAGAGCTTTCTGGTACACGCAAAAAGAGTTTGGCGTGGCACACTTGCGACAAGCGCTTTATTCAGAAACGAATCGAGGTTGATTATGGCAATTATTTTTCCAGACCTTGAACCGCTAATCGTTTCTCACATTTCATCTGAACTTGCAGAAAACGGAGTAACCGATGTTCACGTTGCGGCTAAGAAATTACCGCCAGGAACTATTGACGCTCCGTCTAACCAAGTAGTGGTTCAAGTGAACTACGAGAATTTGCGCGACAAGGTTTTACGTAATGCAAACCTGATGCTTGAAGTTTATTCTGAAACTTTGGCGGGCGCAAATGAACTTGCTCAACTTGTTATCGCGATAACTCCTTCGGTGGTTGGAAGCGAAATCAAGTTTTGCGAGGTTTCGTTTGGACCGACAAGACTGCCGGAAGAAACAAACAGTGAAAAGCGCGGTATCGCGTTCGACATGGTAATCAAGGGAACCGACCTCTAATAAGGAGAAAAAAATGGCAACTGTTGCCGACAACGTGCGAGTAGGAACAACTGGAGCAATCTATGTTGGAGAAACTACTGCCACCGCCCCGACGAGCGCATCGTCTACGCTGACCGGATTCACCGAACTCGGTTATGTTCACGCTGATGGTGTCACGGAAACTCGTGACCGTTCAACTAACCAGATTCGCGCTTGGCAGAACTCGGACCTCGTGCGCGAGGTTGTTACCGAGGCTACCGCGACGTTCCAGGCAACTTTGCTTGAAACTTCAGCCGCGACTCTCGCCGCTTACTATGGAACAACCGTTGATGACACTGACGGTTCTATCGAGGTCAACCCTGCAGGAACCGGCGGACGCAAGTCGTTCGTCATCGACCTGGTTGACGGCGCGGACATGATTCGCACCTACGTTCCTGCTGGAGAAATCCTTGCAGTTGGCGAACAGGTTTACCAGAACGGAGAACCCGTTGGTTACGACGTGACCATCACTGCTTACGTTTCAGCGGACGGTTACTCGTTCAAGAAGTTCTATTCGGCTCTCGTCGATTAGCAAACTGCCGGAGGCGGTATTGAGCGGTCATGCTGCCTCCGGTACTTTTTACAAACAGACCGCTTGAACAGGAGACCGCTATGTACAAATTCAATATCAATGGCAAGGATTTCGAAATTCCGGCTTTGGCAGATATTCCTGCTGGAGCATTCCGCAAAGCTCGTGGCGCGGAAAACGAAATGGACAAAGCATTTGTTATTCTTGAAGAAACGCTTGGTCAAGACTCGGAAGAGTTGGCCGCGGTTGATTCTCTTTCAATTACCGAGCTTGTAAAATGGCTTGAAGGTTGGACTAATGGCGTGAGCCTGGGGGAATCTCAAAGCTCCGGGACCTAATCTCGGAGCATGAGCATGAAATCGCTTATGATTTCAGGCAAAGATTCAACGTTTCATATCTTGAAATTGGTCGCTCAATTTCTTGGCGCGAAGCCGCGCTACTAGTCAGCGTTTTGTTGCGCGACCCGTCTTCATGGACTCAAGCAGCAAAAAATCGATGGACTTACCCGGTTTCACGCGAATGGATTGTTGGAGCTCATACTTACGATTTGCTTGCAAGAGTGAATTCAAAAAATAAACCTAAAGCATACCCAAATCCGTTCCCGGATAAGGAAACCGTTAGAGTCGGTAAAACTAATTTGTCAAACGAGGAAGTCAAGAAAATTCTTGCTCGTATGAATCCACAGGAGGAATAATGGCTGAAAGAGCATTAGCAACAGCATTCGTAAACATTGTTCCTGGCACGAAAGACCTTGAAGCTTACCTGAAAGGAAAGCTCGGCACGCAAGTTGGTGCCGCGGGAGTTGGAGCCGGTGGCGCGATGGCTGCTGGTACCGCTTCAGGTTTTGGCGCAAAAATCAAAGGCGCGTTTGGCCCGGTTCTCGCTTCGATGGGAGCGGCGTTCACGGTTGTTGGTGTCGTCAACTTTGCCAAGGACATGTATCAGTCAGCGGTCGCTGGTCAAAAAGTAGACGCGGTTCTTGCGCAAGTTACAAACTCGATGGGTTTGTTCGGCGAAGAACAAGGGAAAGTCGTTTCGCGTTTGCAAGACTACGCAACCGAAATGATGAAGCGCACCGGTATCGACGACGACGTTATCAAGAGTACTCAAGCTCAATTGATGTCGTTCAAGGACTTGGCCGCAACGGCTGACGAAGCCGGAGGAATGTTTGACCGCGCAACAAGTATTGCCGCCGACATGGCAGCGGTGTTTGGTGGAGACGCTTCTGGTAACGCGGTAAAACTTGGTAAAGCGTTGAACGACCCGGTTGGTGGAATTAGCGCACTTTCTCGAGTTGGTGTTCAGTTTACCGAAGACCAAAAAGCCATGATTACTGGAATGGTTGAAGCTGGCGATGTTGCTGGCGCCCAGGAAATTATCATGAAAGAGCTTGAGACTCAAGTTGGTGGAACCGCTGAAGCGTCAGCGACTGCCGGAGAGAAAATGGCTGCGCGCTGGGACGACGCGGTTCAAAGTCTTGGTACCACATTGATGCCAGTTTTTGACGCGGTCACCAACTACATTGCAGATAACCTTGTTCCAGCTTTCGAAACCGCCGCTGATAACGTAAAACTTTTCCTCGGATGGTTTGGCGATAATCAAGCATGGTTGATTCCGGTTATTTCCGGTGTTGCGGGCGCTCTTGCCGGACTTGCTATTTACACGACCGCGGTTGGTGTTGCTGCTACTATTGCCGCGGCTGGTGGTTTGCCTGCAATCATCGCGGCAACTTGGGCTTGGACGGTAGCGCTTCTTGCAAACCCGGTTACGTGGATTATTCTTGGAATTGGTCTTTTAGTCGCCGCGCTTGTTTTTCTAGCCATGAACTGGAAGCAAGTTACAAAATGGGTTTCAGATGCTTGGGGACAATTCACCAAGTGGCTTTCCGATTCTTTGAATGGTATTGCTAAAGGATGGAATTCTTTCTGGACGGGTATCGGCAAGTTTGTGTCGACTATTTGGACCAACATTGTGAAATCAGTTCAAGGTGCTTGGGGAACAATAGTCTCGTGGTTCGGCGGGGCATTCGCGAGCTTTGGCAAGTTTTTTGATGGCTTCTGGAAAGGTCTCGTCGACGGCGTCGGTAAAGTTTTTGCTGGAATCGTCAACTTTGTAAAAGCTCCAATGAACGCAATTCTTGACGCAATAAACTCGGCAATCAAAATCATCAACAACATGAAAATCAAAGTACCTGACTGGGTACCTGGAATTGGTGGACAGACTTGGGGATTCAATATACCAACGATTCCGCGTCTCGCTGATGGTGGTTTTGTAACTGGACCGACTATGGCTCTCATTGGTGAAGCTGGTCCTGAAGTCGTTACTCCGTTGAAAGACTTTGAGCGCATGATGGGAATGACTGGCGGAAACGGAAACACGATTGTTTACAATGCAGCACCGAATACAAGTCTTGATTCTGAAATGGAACTTCTCAAAGCGATGAGACGAGCAAAGTTGGTGGCCGGATGGTAACAGTAAACTATTCACTAGTTGGAGCAAATGCCGACACAATCGTTTTTGACGATGAAAGCTTTGTGCTGAACCCTGGAATGTCAGGTTTTGGAATACCAAATACTTCTGTTCGAATCGCGCAGTCAGCTGGCGACGGCGGTGTTTGGCGACACAGTAAACGCGATATTCGTGAAGTAGATATTCCGGTTACGATTTTTGGAAGCGACCGAAACGAGGTTCAAGAAAAACTTCGTAGACTTGCAAAGATTACTCAAGATAAAACTGGACCAACTCAACTCATTGCAACGTACTCGGATTCTAAACAACTCAAACTTGAAATGCATTATGTTGCAGGTGGAGAGTCGAAATGGGGTGGAGACGATTCTGGTGTAACTTGGTGTCGATGGGTTTTATCGTTCCGCGCTCCTCAGCCTTACTGGGTTTCAACATCGACCGAATCTTTTTCGATTAGGTCTGGTAATACTGGCCGCGGCTTGTTGCCTCAATTGTCAAAACTAAAAGTCTCGTCCTCTAGCTCTCTTGGTATCGTTACAGTTTCATCGTCGGCAGATGTTGAAGCGTATCCTGTTTGGACGATAACCGGTCCTGTAACGGATTTTGTGGCTTCGAATGGAAGTCAATCCTTTTCTATCCCTGGTGTCATTGACTCTGGACAAACGATTTATGTGAACACTCAAACCGGTGAAGTCACGGATAACTCTGGCGCAAACTTGTATTCGCGTCTTGGAAGCGCGCCGAAATTATTTCCGATTCAACCTGGCACGACTACAATTGAAGTTAGCGGTCTTTCGACTGATAACGATACTAGAATAGTTTGCGATTACGCTCTCAGGTATGAGGTTGTTCACTGATGTTGATTACTGATTTGACTGTTGAAATTAGAAACAACGACTATGAGCGCGTTGCACAAATCCCAGTAACTGAACTTGTTGGCGCAACATTTGTAAGTCAATACAATAACGTTGGTTCTTGGTCTGTGGAAATACCGAACGGTTACACTACTGCAGAATTGTTGAGAACTCCAGGTTACGGACTAATTGTTACAGGACCATCTGGCGTAATTATTTCTGGACCAACCGTTCACGCAAGTCTCGAGCAAGAAACAAGTGACGTCAAAGGAATTTGGGTAATATCTGGCGTTGATGATTCCGTGCTTCTAGCTGACCGACTCGCCTATCCAACTCCGTCAAGCGCTGACGTGACTTTACAAACTCAAGCATACGACACACAAAGTGGACCCGCCGAAACAGTAATCAAAGGATATGTAACGCGAAACATTTCTGCGTCCGCTGGAACCGCTCGAGCAATTAGCGAACTTACCGTTGAAGCCGACAGTGGCCGAGGAGCGGTAGTCACCGTGGCTGCAAGGTTTGATAATCTGCAAGAATTCTGTTTCAATCTTGCCGATACTGGGCAAATTGGTTACACGATTGAACAAAACGGAAATGCGTTGGAGTTCAAAGTTTATGAACCATTAGACCGTACTTCAACGGTACGAATGGACATCACAAATAACAAAGTTGAAAAAACTCAATACCAGTACGCAAACCCAAAAGCAACTCGAGTTGTGGTTGCCGGTTCTGGAGAAGCTGAAGAACGGCTTTTTTACGAAGGAACAACAACTGGTTCTGTAGCAGCTGAAGCATTGTGGAATCGCCGCGTGGAAGTTTTCATTGACGACCGTGGTTCTGAAACTGAAGAACAGTTCTTGCAAAAATCAGATGAATATCTCGTTGCGAATGGCTCGACAGGTATTAGTGTATCGGTAACCCCGACCGACGACGTAAACATGAGGTACGGTTATGACTGGGGTCTCGGAGACAAAGTCACCGTTGTTGTTGATGATGTTGAGGCTTCATCGGTTGTCACGGCGGTTGGTATAAAAATCAGTGATGATGGTATACGTATCGGCGCGACTTTAGGTCAACCAATTTCTTTGGATTTTGAATCGAAGGTTATTGGCAAAGTTTCAAATCACGAAAATCGTATTTCGCACATTGAACGTAATACCACTGGTTTTGGTGTTGACACGGTTTATCAACCTGGCGGTGGTTCAACCGGAACTATGCCTGTTTTTCCGGCTTCAGCGTTCGAGGCTTCCTACACCAGATTTGGCAACATGATTCATTTCTCGATTTTTGTTGACTTTACTGGCATAACTTCTTTCGGAACAGGTCAATACTATTTGACTTTGCCGTATAACGTTGCGCATAGTTATGACCTTCGAGATGGTTGCTTGCACGATGTTTCAGCTAGTACTCAGTATCATATTTCCGGTCATATTCTAGCCGGTTCTAACACTATGTATTTATCGGCAAGTGATAAAGTAGCTAGTGGGATTCAAGACGTTGCTTTTACTTCCACCGTACCGGTTACGCTAACCACGGCAGACCGGTTTCATATCGCCGGAACAGTCCAAATCCAATAACAACAGGAGACACCAAAATGGCTCAATCTTCATTCCCGTTTGAAAGCGTGGACACGTCGGAAACTCAGTTTTCGCAAATGTTCCGTAATTTTGCCGACGGGGTAAATGGTTCACCTTCAGGAACCGAACTCAAAGTTACCGCTGGAGGTGGCATGGTTTCGTCGGTTGCTTTAGGTCAAGCAATAGTGCGAGGTCATTACTATATTTCAACAGCGGCGGAATCGCTTACGCACTCGACGGCTAATGCAACTAATCCACGAATCGATTCTGTAGTACTTACTCTTGACCCTGTCACCAACTCAATCATTCTTGCAATTGTTGAAGGTACTGCAGCATCGTCACCTGTTGCCCCAACGTTGACGCAAACCGATGCTGGGACATACCAGTACAAGATTGCGGATGTTGCAATCGCGGCTGCGGCAACATCGCTTGGAACGATTACCGACCAGAGAACTTTTATGGGTTCTCGCTTCGGCGTTTGGTCTACTAGCGGTCGACCGTCTTCTCCGGTTGTTGGTCGCGCGGGATACAACACGACACTAAGTAACCCAGAATTTTGGAATGGTTCGACTTGGAGCAATTTTTCTGCGGCACCAACTTCAATCGCGTCAGGAATTGTTACTACAATCGTGTCGGACAAGAGCGCTAACTACACGATTACGTCGGCGGACAAAAACACGTTCATTCGTTCAACTGGTTCCGCAATCACAATTACGCTAGCAAACGTTCTTGCGGTTGGCGAATCGATTCAGTTTATTCAAGCAGGAACAGGTCAAGTTACTTTTGCCGCTGGTTCTGGAGTTACTCTAACTTCAGCTGATTCTTATTTGAAAACGGCAAAACAATATGCAGGCGTCTCGGTTGTTTGCGCCGCGTCTGGAGTTTACCACCTTATCGGTAACTTGGGGGTGTAATAATGCTATTGCCTTTGGGATTTCTTGGTGGAGGCGTCAGCAACATTCCACTTCAATTATTGCTAATTGCTGGTGGTGGTTCGGGTGGTTCTACAACTAGTGGTGGCACGCAAATTGGTGGTGGTGGTTCTGGAGGAATGTTTGAGGCCACGACTGGTAGTTACTTCTTTACTCCCGGACAGTCGTACAGTTTAGTTATTGGTGCTGGCGCCGCTGGTGTTGCGAGTTCTTCAAGTTCTAATAATGGAAATACCGGCTCGAATAGCACAATCGAATTTCACACGACTGCTGGCGATACTGGAGCAAAGACTACTAAGACTGTTTATGGTGGTGGGCGTGGTTCTGGCTCAACTCTCACCGGAGGTAATGGTGGTTCTGGTGGTGGTGGTGGTGCTTCTGGAACTAGTTCACTTGGTGCTGGTGGTTCGGTAACTACTGCTGGTGAAGGTAACGCTGGTGGTACTGGTGCTAACGCGTCGAATAAGGCTGGTGGTGGTGGTGGTGGTGCTGGCACTGCTGGAGTTGCTGGTAACGGTAGCACTGGTGCTGGCGGCACAGGAGGTGGCGGTAAAGCATCTGTAATCACCGGAACAACTTACGCAGGTGGTGGTGGTGGCACTGGTAATCCTCAAGGCGCAGGTGGTTCTGGTGGTGGTACTGCCGCAACGAGTAGCGATACCGCCGGCACTAATGTCGCGGCAAATACTGGTTCTGGTTCAGGTGGTAAAAAGGCAAACAGTTCAGGCGTTATGAGTGGCAACGGCGGTTCTGGTGTCGCGGCAATCAAATACCCCGACTCGTATCAAGCGCTAACGGTTACGCCTAGCGGCTCGGCCTCGGTCGTCGTCTCTGGCGGATACCGCACTTACACGTTCACGGCTTCAGCAACGATTGGAGTTTAGTCATGGCTCATTTTGCACGAGTTGAAGAAAACAATATCGTATCTGAAGTAGTAGTCGTATCTAACGAAATTGAAAACCGAGGTCAAGAATTTCTTGCAATTGACTTAGGTCTTGGCGGTCGCTGGATTCAAACATCGTACAACGCGAATTTCCGTGGCAAGTTTGCCGGAATTGGCGACACCTACGACGAGGTCAACGACATATTCGTTGCGCCAGTAATTGACGAACCTCAGATTCCAGAGGAGACTACCGCATGAGTGAACCAGAACAAATCCCGGCTTGGGCGGTTGAACTCACAAAACAAGTTGCAATTCTCAACGAGAAAATACCGACGCACGTCGATTGGGTTGAACGCAACATCAAAGACCACGAGCTTCGAATACGCCAAGTTGAAAAGTTTATCTGGGTTGCAATGGGAATATCATCTGCGCTCGGCGGAACAGTTGGTTCGATAATCACGAAAACGATGGGATAAAAAATGAAATCACAATTACCAATTGATGGAAAGTACACGGTTAGTTGTCCGCTCGGTTGGAGGACTCACCCGATTACCGGTTTGAAATCGCACCACAACGGAGTCGACTTGTGTACCGCTAACGAACCAACGTGGATTGAAGTTCCGTTTGACGGTGTAGTTATCGCGTCCGCGTTCAGCGAAGCAGCTGGCAACTATGTAATCATTCGACACAAGATTCGCGGAAAACTTTATTGCACAAAGTACATGCACATGCAAACTGGTTCGATTCAGGTTCGTCGTTTTCAACGAGTAAAAGCTGGACAACCCATCGGTAAAATGGGCGCAACAGGTCAAGTCACTGGTCGACACCTTCACTTTGAAGTCAGCAAGGGCGCGAACTATGTTTGGTCTGCAACTGGTCAAAACTTTCTCGACCCGATTGCGTTTTGCAAAGAGGTAATGGCGTTCGAGGCAAATCAAAAAACTGGAAAAAACTAGGAGCGTTTCTTGGAAGACGAAAATCTTGAAAACGAAATCGTTGTCGAAGACGAAGACGTTTCAATTGATGAAGTTCCGGTAAAGGTAAAAAAGGTTCGAGCAACTGAAAGCGAAGTACCTTATTTTGTTCGAGCCGAAAACGGTGACTCGTACGTGAGCATCGCATTGCGTTTCTGTGGAGACGCAAACCCTGACGAGTTTGCCCGTCACCTTTTGGCAATCAACAATGGCGCGGTTGTACGCGCTGGTTCAAAAATCTTTCTGAAGGAGAATCGATGAACACTGCAATGTTGGCTTCTTACTGCCGTTCATTATTGGCAACTTGCTTGACCGCGTTATTGGCGATTGGAAAAGTTCCTTACGAGTTCACCGCGGCCGACTGGTCGATTGCGGCTAACGCTATTTGGGTTGCTTTCGTCCCTGTTTTGATTCGCGCGTTGAACCCGAACGACGCAGAGTTTGGCGTGAAGTCGGAGGAGCAGGAGTGAACGAAGACCGCGAGAACGTTGGCGGTTTGATTGTTCCGATTGACCCGATGGATTTGCTTCAATGTGAGTCTTGCCAGTAAACGAGTAAAGAAATAGCCCCTAGGTTTTTGCCTAGGGGCTTTTCTTTTTAGCCGAGGATTTCTGAGAAACTCATCGAGCGTGGTTTGCCGAGTGCACTTGGTTTTGCTGAAATGAACTCTCGCTTGTGACGTTCGCAGTAAGCAGGGTTTTCGTCAATCCATGTTTGCGCTTCTTCTTTGGTGTTGAACCTGTTACCGTTGATGAAGTGGTTGTTACCGCTCGCGCATTCAATATAGATTTCAAAGTGGTCGATTTCAAACTCGTCCATTTTTGATTCCTTTCTCTGTTTGGTTATATTGCCATCCTATCACGATTTATCCTTTTTGTACAGCGCGGTGTTTTGTTGACCAAAAAACTCGTCAAAAAACTTTTCTATTTTTTGTACAAAATGTGTAAAAGCATGATACATTGAATACATCAAGCAAGCCCATTGAACAAAGGAAACAAAATGGAAAACAACAAAACCGTCAAGGTAACGTTTGCAGAATACGCAGACTTTTCAATCGAGCAACTTCAGGAAAAATTGAACAACGCCGTCGACCGACTCGGCAATGGAGCTTTTGACAATGCAAAAATCATGGACGAAGTTTGGGTCCTCAAGACCGAAATCTTCTGGCGAGACCGATAACCGAAAGGAAAATGAAATGGACAACATCAAAGAAATCAAAAGCGAGGTCAAGTACGGCCTCGAGCAGGTTCGCTCAGCGATGAAAGAGTTGAACGACTCGTTCAAGACTGGAACGACCGAGGAGCAGTTTGAACTTGCCGACCTTTTGGTTCAGACGGCAGATATGCTCCGCTACGACTTGAACCGACTATTCGACGAGGAACGCGGCTAGAAAAACTCGTAAAAAAACTTTCATAATAATTGTACAAATTGTGTAAAAGCATGATAGAGTGAATACATCAAGCCAACCACGAACAAAGGAAACAAAATGGAAAACCTCAAGAACCTCCACACTCAAGCACTCAAGAACAAGCAGCGCGGTATCCGCAACGTCATCAAAATGCTGGGCGACAATGCAGATGCAACCGACATGCGCAGGAACTTGACCCGGGAATACAACGCAATCTGCACCGAACTGTTCATCCGCCTCCAAGAGGGAACCTACTAGAAGAAATGGAAAACACAATGTACGAAACCGAAATGACCTACCACGCAATCGAAATCGATTTCCGCAACACTCTCGGGCAGCGCGTCGTTGTTATGACTTGCCCGGAAATACAAACCTCAGTTGCAATCGTAAACGCAGAAACCTGCACTTGCGGCTCGGCAATCTAAAAAGAAAAGGAAAAACAATGAACATCAAAATCACTCACACTAAATCCGTCGACGTTCGATTTGAACGACGGACTTGGAACATCGACGTCGCCGAAGGAAGCAAGTGGACTTGGGCACTCACGTTTGACGAGCTCGACCAGGTTGCCACGACGTATCGCTTCGGGCACGGATACAAGACTTACAACGACGCGTTTGCGGCAACCGAAATTCAGGTTGCGAAGCTCGAAAAAAGTGGACACCGCGTTTACTGGGAAATCATAGAACTCTAAGGAGAAAGCATCATGCGTTTACTAACCAAAATACTTTTCATTGCAGGAATCTCGATGGTCGTTGGTGGACTATTCGACCCGCTTTACAATGGACCAGACGTCATCGGAATGTTCGCGCTAATAGGAGCGTTCATTTCGCTTGGTAATGAAGACGTTTAGTCAAGAACCAAAGGTGAGCTTTCCACCTTGTTCATCTTGTCGTCGAGCAGAAACCATTTGCCATCGTACGCGTACCAAATTGGCGTGACACTTGGTTCCTGCCCCGACCTTAGTTTCCAACCATTCAATAATGCGGCTTGATACCACCGCGAATCTGACTCGACCAATCCATTTACTATCGAGCATAAAGTTACGATGTTGGCTGGCGTGTCACGTTCTCGTGAGCCACCCATTCCTCGGTTCAGTCTGTGATGCGGCACGACTCCGACGGCTTCTCCGCAGTGAACGCAACCGCCGTCACGATGCAAATACTTGTTGAATTCTTTTTCGTTCATTGAAGCGATGCTCCTAACATTTGAAGAACGATTTCTTCAGCGACTTCTTCACTGAAACCACCATCGACTAGTAGTTTACGAAATCCAATCATTGTCGCCGCCGCTTGTTGCATCGAATCGGCGAGTCGTCCGAAATCAGCGTTCTCCAAGTCCGGCGCTCCTGTACATCATCTCGACAAGTCTCGCCTGGGTTTGTACACTCATTTGTGCTTGTTCCAAGATTTTCAGTTTTGCTTTCACTCGGTTGAATTGCGCTTTTGCAATTTCTAGTTTCATTCTCAAGTCCGCGGTTTCGATTTTCGCAATGGATTGTCTTTCAACAACGGAACCAACCGCCGCAAGAATTGACTTCGCTTCGGCAAGGTCAAACTCAAGAGAAGCTTCCGCGTGCGCAATCTCGGCATCGTGTAGAGCCGAAACACCTTTCGATGCTTCGGCCCTAATCGACACAAGTTCGCCAATTATCGAATCTGGAGTTTTGAACTCATTCGGCGAGGGCATCAGAGGCTTCCTCAATCTTGGCAAGAATTTCCTTGCTTGCCCCAGCCTTGTTTGCGGTCACCCACAATGCTCGAGCTTCTGCTTTTGTTTTCACCGTGGCGAGCGGCAGGTCAACGTCGATTTTTGGTGTTGACTGTGGAACATTGCCTCTGGCAACTTTTTCCATTTCTTCTCGACTTGCTCGCTTGTTCCCTGAGAAGTTCAAGTTTGCAAGCGCGCGACCGATTGCAGATGTTTCGCAGTTCTCGAGAGCGGATGTTTGGTTGGCCATTCCAGAACCATCGATTTCAAAAGCGTAACCTGTTGCGCGAGGCAACGCTTCGATTTCGTCAGTGACGTACACGAACGCTTTGACAATCCACATTTTTTGTGCAGCGTCTCGCTCGACTAGTTCGGTGATGATGCGACCGTACGGGTGGGCTTCGTAGAATCTTTTGATGCGTTGTTCGACGGTTTCGTAATCGTCGAGGTTGAATTTTGCCATCTTGTTTTCCTTTACTTGATGACGAGGAACGGGTTACCGCCGCCTCGTGCTTGTCGTTGTGCGACGACGCGACCGTTGTTTGTCGCTTTCTTCGCTGTTCCCATTGCGGACATGATGCGGACTTTGGCCAAGTTGTTTGCTTCAGTCGCTGCGTCTAGTTGCGCGATGGAATCTTGTATTCCGGTTACGAGTTCATCGTCGACTTCGACTTCGAGTTCGTCGTTGATGAGAGGGTGGATTGCTCGCATAGTTTCGTATGTTGCGTTTGCGCCATCGAATTCTGGTTCAGTTCCTGTTTTCACGTGTTCGATGAAAAGTTCAACTCGTTCGCGCGCGGCTTCTTGTTCGAATGAGTTTGCGTGTATTTCGTATTCCATGTATTTGTTTCCGTGGAACAGAACTACAACGTACGCGTGAGCGAAACCGAACGTTTCAAGATACCACTGAACTTGAGTTGCGTAGTATCGCGGAACGCCGTCTTCCCAATCGTTTTCGTACATCGCGGTTTTGACTTCGATGATTCCGTATTCGCCGGATTCTGTTTCGTAGATACCGTCAGGGTTAGTGATTTGGTATTCGCGAGTTGCGTGTCGCCAAGTTCCAACTTCACGGTGAATCGTTAGTTCAGGGTGGTTGTCTTCAAACTTGTCAAGAATGACAGGTTCGAGTCGTGTTCCCCATTCCATTGCATCGTTCGGTTTGACGCTCGACTCGATTGCTCCAGTTTTGCGAGCCCATAAAGAGTAGAACGATTCCCATTTGCTGAAGCCACAGATTGCGGCAACTTCTGAACCGCCGATTCCGTTAGCGCGTAACGCTAACCACTCGTCTGTTCCTGAAGCGAATTGTCCGATTAGTTTGGCGCCAGTGGTAGATGTAATTTTTTCTTGTGTTATGGTGGTTTTAGTCATCGGCCTTTGTTTCCTTTCCCCGGTGACATTGTCCCCGGTCTTTTGCCCCAGCGCATTTGGCCGGGGACTTCTTATTTTGTTTACACTATCACTGTAACATGAAGCGGTGACATATAACCGGAGAGATTGGCGAAACGCTTTTTTGATAACGCGAATAAGTTGTTTGTTCGAGGGTTTATCGAGCGAGTGGATTGTTTCGGTAAAACCGCTGCGCAGTTGTGTGCTCGTCAAGTTTTTGGCGTTGAACTTGTTTTGCAATAGCGACAAGACGACTTGCTCTGAACGCTTGATGATTCGACCATCGCGATGTTCAATCGTGAACAGGATTTTCCAGTCGCCTTTGAATCTCGCGTCGGTCATTCCTTTAGTCTCGTTGACTATTCCAATTTTCCTGTAGCCGAGTTCAGAATTTTCAACCAGGTAGAGAATCGCTGGTTGGTCTGGTTTGAACCCTCGAGAAATCATCGGTTCAGGAAGACCTGGATTTTGCGCAGAATTCTTCGTATTTTTTTACGCGCGCCTGTCGCCGACATTTGTTCTAGAATTCCAATGTCTCTGTACGTGTATTCTTTCTCGTATTTGTGAGCAATTATTTCTTGCTCGTCTGGAGTTAGAAGTTCGTCGTAAGCTGATTTGATGTCGAGAATGATTGCTCGAGCATCTTCAATCTTTGGGTCGAACACAAAGTTTGGTTCTAGACTTGGGTGAGCGCTAATAGAAATTCCTAGAGGACTGAAGTTGAACATTGCTGATAGTCCGCGCTCGATTTGCGGCATTGAGTATTTGTATCCAGCGTCAAGAGGAATACCGGAACGTTCGAGTTGTTCTTTCACGCAGTATTGGATGGCGTGTCGTTTTAGTGCGGTTATTAGTTTTGCGCGACCTAGTTGCTCGGTTCGGTATCGTTCAACGATTTCTCGGTGTTCGTACAACCATAGGATTAGGGTTTGCGAAAGGTCTTGGTATTCAACGAGCGACCATTTCGCGGCTGCGGATTTGGAGATGTTTACCGCGATGTCGATTTCTGAGTCGTCGACGATTATTTTGTCCATGTTCACATTGTACCTTCAACTGTTTGCTAAAGCTTTGAAATGCCGCAGAAAATTCGTCAAAAAAAGTTTCAAATAGATTGTACATTTTGGATAGTATTGCTATAGAATGATTACATCAAGCCAACCACGAAAGGAAGCAACTCATGATGAACATCGAAACAGCCACCACCGAAGAGATTCGCGCCGAGATTGAGCGCCGCGCAACATTCGCCAACACTCCCCGATTCGCAACTGACTACTCCGTGATGACTCGACTCTACGCCGAGTTGACTCGCCGCGAGCAGGACATCTACGAAGGAAGCAAATAATGAACAAGAACGAAATCCACGAAGCCGGCCTCGAGGAAGCACGCCTCCGAGTTTGGTTCAAGGAATGGGACCGCATGTCGCACGAGACTCGCAACCTTCCCGAGAACTTGAAAATCTACGGCGAGAACTCGATGAAGTATTCGAAGGCAGCCAACATCGTTGAGCTCGCAATCTTCAACGGGGAATACTAAAAAACAATTCAATATAATTGCACAAATTGTGTAAAAGCATGATACAGTGTTACTAACAAACAAGCTCAACGGAAAGGAAACCAAAATGAGCGCAACAATCAAAACAACAGCAGGACTTGACTTCGGGTCAACCGCGACGCACACTCTGAACAAAGGCGCGAGCGCCACTATCGAGCGAGACGGATTTATCATTCGCGTTCGCCTCACAGACACTTGGTCGTCGTACCGCAGCAACTACCCAAAGGTTCGAGTATCAGTTTACGGCGAAACCGACGTTGACTTCACTCAAGCATACGAATTGTCTTCTGCGGCTGGCGACCACATGCGTGGAGCAAGTATCGAAGCCGACAAAGCATGGGACAAGGCAAACCGTCAGGTAGTCAAGAATCAGAAAGTTCTCCTTGCGGAAGCAATCGAAAACTTTGCCGAGCTCGACTTCCTCAAAGGGGTCAAGTTCAACTTCTCGAAGTACTGCTTTTGCTCGTGCCCTTGCTCGCCCGGAATGATTGGTGAAGCAAGACCATTCATCGATGTACCTGTCGACCTCGAGCAGTACAGCACCGAAACTGGAGAGTGGACAAAGACTATTGGCACTCGCCGATTCCAGGTCGCTAGCGTTAGCGTCGAGAAAATCAAGGAATCATAAAATGGCAAAGAACACTCTTGTCGCCATAGCGGTTCAGCATCTTCACCTACACGGAATAAAGTTGACGCTTGAACAAATCACCGAACTTGCCGAAGATTCTGAAGCCGTTCGACTGACAGCAAAATACTTGGTATCTGATTACGCTGGAGCAGATGCGCGACTAGTCAACGTCAAGAAGTACATTGAGGAAAAGTTCATCGAAAGGAAAACGCAATGAAAAAAATCTATGTCATTGAAGGACCGGATGGCGCTGGCAAGTCGACGCTTGCAAAAGCAATCAAGTCCGACATTATCAAAAACGACCCGTTAGCCGAAGTTGCGATGTTGCATTTTGGCGCACCGAAGACAAATCCGTTTGTGGAATATATGAGCGCTTTGACCGAGTGGATTACGGCATCGCAAAACCGTCCGCGCTCGTATATCATCATCGACAGGTTTCACATCGGAGAGCGAGTCTATGGCACAATGCTGAGAAAAAATGCGGTCATGACGAAAGCTCAACTATTAGCAATCGATGATTTGCTTGACCAACTCGAAGCCGTGAAAATCTTTGCGATTTCAAGTGACGAAGTTATGTGGGATTCGATGACTCGTCGCGGTGACGAATTATTTGGCGAAGGCGACAAGCAACTCGTTTTACAAATCGCTAATTTTTGGCGAGCCGTCATGAACGAGTTCAAAGGTTGGAAGCTTTACAACATGGGACAGTTTTTGAATAACGCTGAAGCGTTTGACGAATACGTTGTAAGCACGACTGAATCGGAGGTGTCGAGATGGTAACTCGAATGGTAATCGATGACGTAATTACGCCGTTCTCTTCTCGCATTCACTCGCACCGTTCTGCGTGGGCTCGAACTCAACTTTGTATGCTCAAAGATTCTGGTCAAGCGAATGTTGAATTAGCATTTGGTGACATTGACAAGATTCGTGAAGCCGATGTTTGGGTTGTTAGTCACGGAATGGAATTCAAAGACGCGTACAACATTTTCTCTGGTTGGCAACAAGAACATAAAGACAAGTTACTAGCGTTCGCCGACAAGTTGTACGAGACGATTTCTCTTGAACGTGAAATGCCGAATTTGCGCGAACTGCTTGAACCGCGTGCCGCAAAAACTGATTTCAATTTGAGCGAAGCGGAATGGCAGCGAGTTGAACAAGTTTGCAAAGCAACCGAGGTTTGGACTCACTCGGATATTGTCGAGCAACCGCAAAGAATTGTGTTAGGAGATTCTCATTCGATTGCAAGGTACAGAAATAAAACTATTGTTTTGAGAAACGATGGTTTGACTTTGCACGGGTTATTGCGCCGCGGAGTTTCTGAAATGATTCAAGAATCATTAGGTGACATGACAACCGAACGACTTGTAATTCAAGCCGGCAATATCGATATTCGCCACCACTTGATGAGGCAAGAAAATCCATACGACTCGATTGACTACTTGTTGAACGAGTTATATGAACAACTTCGAGTTGCTTACAATCGTGGTCAATTCATGAAAGCTGAAGTTACCGCGCCGTATCCTATCGAGTTTGAGGAACGTCGAATTCCAAAAACAGGTTTCTACAAAGGAACTCCGTTTTACGGTTCTCGCAACAAGCGTGAAGAGTTGCGCGCGTACATGACTGAACAAATGAAATCTATTTTTTCATCGGTTTACACTTGGCCGCGAGAATTCTTTGACGCGACACCAGAAGAGTACTCGAAAGATTTCATGGAAAAACCAGGCTCGGTCCATTTGTCACCGGCTTTTTACGAGTGGGATTTGGAATTGAACAAGGAGCGATTCCGTGCCTGAGATTGTCGAGACGAAATACTGGGAAGATTTCAAACAGTATTATGACCGTTGCGTTACTCTTCAAGGAATCAACGTGGCAAGTGAACACGGTCGCAACACTTCTGAAGACTTGCATGTTCCTGACCCGCTCATGCATTACATCACGATTTACGATGTTGTTGAACGCAAGTATGCCGGATTCTCAAATGCGATTCAACAAATCTGGTGTGGCTCGAACAATCCGAAGCGTTGGCAAATTGATGTTCGATTTGACGGGTTGCATTCAACGTTGACGGAACGTGATTGGCTTTGGTTATTTTTGATTCATCGCGTAACCGGTTCGGGTGCTTCGTTTAGTTACGACCATGGTTTTCGTAATTCGATTTTATCCGACATGGCTTTGAACGCGTCAACCGCAGAGGACATGCGCAAGTTTGTTTTGAGCGAAATGACTTCTGGTCGAGCAATCTTTACGAGTATCGGTAACCAAATTCCGCCTTTTCCAAAACCAGCGAATGGTTATTCTCGAGGCGGAGAGCGATACATCGGCGAATACATGACTCGTTTAGTTGACGACACTCTTGAGTATTTGCAAGAAAAGAATGGAGAACTTGGAGTTGCCGAAACGGTGGATTGGGTAAACGCATGGCACAAGCAAAACGGTTTGAAGCAATTCCATTTCGTGATTACCGCTTGGGTGATGGACATCGCCGAGTACATGAATCACTATGTTCAACGATATTCACGAGTCAATTACGGTCGCAATGCCGTTGAGGCTTTGACTTTGCTTTTTGATAACAATGGTTTCAAGAATCAACGAGCATTTCTTGACGGCGCGATGGATTACGTAGTGGAAAACCTTTGGTCTCCATACGCAGCCGACGACGTCATTCTGCAACGCGGAAAAGCTTACTCGCTTGAAGATGTTTGTTGCGATTATGTTCGATACGTTGGTTGTTACGTGCCGAAAGGTTACGAGCACCTTGAACCTTGGCAAGTTGAAAACGGTTCTATGATTACCGATTACCCAAAGCACCACACTTATGTCAAACACATCGAAAGGAAAAAATAAGATGTTCAAAATTACGGAAAGCACGTTCAACAAGTATTTGTCTGATGGAAAAAATCTGAATTACTATCTTGACTTGGCTGGAGACTGGGTTGACGAGACTCCGGCTCCCGACATTAGCGAGTACGATTTACGGGAAACTGAAAAACCCTTCACACTATGGGACGATTCGAAAACCGGTGTCGGAACAAAAGGTCGATGGGGCGATTTGCTTTTTAGCAAAATTCAAACCGATGAAGTTGTTTACGTTCAACCGCGTGTCGGTTGGGCTGGAATTAGTCTTGCCGCTTTGGCAAAAAAATACGACAAGAAATTGACGTTGTTTATGCCCGCATCAAAACAGGCTAGCGCTCATCAACTGGTTTGTATTGAGCGAGGAGCAAAACCAGTTTTCAGAAAGATTGCCGCAATGCCAGTTCTAAACAAGTACGCAAAAGATTACGCGGACGAAGTCGGTGGAACGTTTGTGCCGTTTGGTCTTGACCATGAACTTGTGGTTGCGGCCGGGGTGAAGTCGACAATACAACAATGGGGTAATCGTCCAGTTCCTGAGGACATTGTCAGCGTAATCTCAACCGGTGTTTTGTCTCGAACTTTGCAAATAGCTTTTCCGGATTCAAAGTTTCATGGAGTTGCGGTTGCACGTAATCTTCATGACGGCGAAATCGGTCGAGCACATGTTCGTTCATACGACCGTCCTTTTTTGAAAGACGCTCGCATCGTTGGTTGGTACCCCGAGTTTGACTCTGCGCCAAACTACGATTTGAAGGGACTGGAGTACTTGACCTTCCACCACTATGGAATCAAATACCACGGAAATCTTATGAAGCCTTCAACTCTTTTCTGGAACGTGGCCGGCGACATATCGCCAGATTCTTTGACCGCTGACAAGATTGACTCAAATCGTGCTTGGGGCGAGGTTCGTGACGACGTGTATGTCGTACAATGAAAGGGAAAGGAAGCACGTGAACACGATAGATGAAATTCGCTCAAGGTTATTGAGCAAGTATTGGCTTGGTGAATTCACTGGCAACACAATCGAAATTATCGGCGCGTCGTTTATCGCAAGCGAAGAAACGATTTTTGGTGATGTCAATGATGACTATGTTCAGCGCGAACTTGATTGGTACAAATCAGAGTCGTTGTTTGTCGGTGACATAGCAGGAGAAACTCCAAAGATTTGGCGTGAACATTCAAGTCGCAACGGTGAAATCAACAGCAACTACGGTTATCTGATTTTCTCTGAAGAGAACCACGAGCAATACAACCATGTTTTGGCTAAGTTGCTCAATGACAAAGACAGTCGTCAAGCGGTGATGATTTATACGCGACCGACAATGCATCGAGATTGGAACCGCGATGGAATGAGTGACTTTGTTTGCACTAACACGGTTTCTTATTTCGTTCGAAACGGTAAACTTGAAGTCGTTGTTCAAATGCGTTCAAACGATGTCGTGTTTGGTTATCGCAATGATTACGCCTGGCAAAGATACGTTCAAGAACAACTCGTTGCCGACCTGTCCGCGCTTGGTGTTGAATGCGAAGCTGGTAGAATTTTCTGGCACGTCGGAAGCTTACACATTTACGAGCGTCACTATCGTCTTTTAGATAACTACGGTTTGACAGGAAAACACGGAGGCCGAGTATCATGAGGTCGACATGGGAAGAAACCTGGCTTGAAGTTGCTTTCGCTTTGGCAAAACGTAGCGAGTGCACGAATCGTCAAGTTGGTGCCGTCATTGTTGATTCGACGAATCGACCAATATCCGCCGGTTACAACGGTCCACCGGCAAATCTTCAACGCGAAATCGATTCTTGTGCTGGGTATTGTCCTCGTTCAAGTAGTTCAAACCGTGGTTCAAGTTACGAGAATTGTGTAACCGTGCATGCTGAAGTAAATGCGTTGTTGTTTGCCGACAGGAGAGACATTGTTGGCGGAACGATTTACGTCACAAATCCTTGCTGTTTTTCATGCGCGAAAGTTATAGCGAATTCCGGAATCACGAAAGTTATAGCGGTTCAATCGGACCGCGACTCGCACGCTGATGTAGAAACTCCAATAAAGTTTCTAGAAGCGTGTGGTATCACTGTTAGTATCATCAATCGAAAGGAAAAATAATGACGTTTGAAAAAGCGCTCGAAGCACAATTGCAATTACAAATCAACTCATTTAGTTCAAACCCCAAGGAACTGAACGACGAGGAGAAAGTCGAATGGATTCGATGGAATGTACTCGCGCTCGAAGACGAGTTGCACGAACTTCTTGCCGAGACCGGTTGGAAGCCTTGGGCAACTAGCAAGCATGTCAACAGGGACGCGTTCATCAGCGAATTGGTCGACTCTTTTCACTTCATGATGAACCTCATGCTTGTTGTGGACTGCAGCGCTCAGGAGTTTCTTGAAAAGTACTTTGTCAAAAGAGGAATCAACGAGAAGCGTCAAGCAGACGGATATGACGGAATCTCTGGCAAATGTTCTCACTGTCACCGAGCTCTTGACGATGAAGCCGTAAACTGCACAGTTTCGTTCTGCGACTGGGACGACTAATGGCGTGGTTCAAAGTTGATGACGGATTTTTCTCATCTCGTAAAGTTTTATCTATTAGACGAGACGAACGACTTGAAGCGGTCGGATTGTGGGTAACTCTCGGAGCATGGTCGAGTAAAGAATTGACGGACGGATTTATTCCCGATGCAGTTCTTGACGAGTTCTCTCCTCACCCGTTTGCAATCGACGCGTTGATAAACTCTGGTTTGTGGTTGAAAGTCGACAACGGTATTCAATTCCACGACTGGAAAGACTATCAACCTACGCGTGATGAAGTCATTGCAAAGCGCGATGCGTTGTCTCGTAAACGCGCAGAAGCTGGTAAAACGGGAGCAAATTCTCGATGGCAAAATAATGGCAAACGCATGGCAAAACAGATTTTGCCATTAGCAAACGACGATTTTGCTATTCACGAGTCGAAATCCGACGTCAAAGATTCATTGGCAGAAGATGGCAAAATGGCAAATGTATGGCAAATCGATGGCAAGCGCATAGCCCCCACCCCACCCGACCCGACCCAAATAGAACCTAAAGGTTCTATTACAAGCAAAGCGCAAAAATTACCGATAAGCTGGAAACCTACGACGGCACACGAAGACTACGCGCGAGAAAACTCAATCGACATCGTATTTGCGTCTCAGCAATTCCGAGACCACGCCGAAGCAACCGGACGTTCAATGAAAAACTGGGACGCCGCGTTTCGTTTGTGGCTGAGTAACAGCGTAAAATGGAACACGAAAGCCGTTACGAAAGTTTCGGGACCGACTGCCGATGATTGGATGAACTCGTGAGCACAAGTGCAGAGCAACGACTTCTCGGCGCAATCATTCTTGGTTCAAGGTTTTACGCGCAGTCTTCAAAACTGGTAACGTCAGACCATTTCACGGAAACTGATTTTGGCAAAGTCTTCGACGGTATCGGCCAGATGATTAGCAACGGTGAAGCGGTCGACGCAATCACGGTCTCGTCAAAATTCCCTATTTGGGGAGTGAAGATAAACCCGGCTGAAGTTCACAAATGGGTTGCTGAAACTCATGACGCTTACGCGGCACCGCAATATGCTCACACCGTCAGAAACGATTCACTGCGTCGAAGTCTTGGAACTTTGGTTGACGTGATTCAGTACAAGAGACTCGACCCGAGCTCTGAACCGATGGACGTTGCGACTGAAGCATCAAACTTTCTTGACTCGTTGAGAAACGGTTCGATGGGAAACGGTTTAGAAGCGAAGCAACTTTCTGAAATTCTTCAAGGCGACGATTCTTATGATTGGATTGTGCCAGGACTTTTGGAACGTCAAGACCGACTTATCGTGACCGGTCCAGAAGGTTTCGGTAAAACGACGTTCATCCGGCAAATATCGATTTTGTCTGCCGCTGGAATCAACCCGATTACGTTCGAGAAAATCAGACCGGTTCGAGTGCTTGTTGTCGATGCTGAAAACACGGAAAGACAATGGCGACGAGCCGTTCGATTCATGAGTGAAAAAGCAGCAGATGTGGGAGTAGTTGACCCGAGGCAAACTATCCAAGTTGCAGCAGGAAAACGAATCGACATTACAAAAGGTTCTCACTTGTCAGACATTCACCGACTAATTGATGAACACAAACCGGACATGTTGATGATTGGACCGTTGTACAAGTTAGTTCCTAAAGCCATCAACAACGACGACGATGCTGCTCCGCTAATTGTCGCGCTTGACTCTTTACGCGAACGTGGTTTGACTCTCATCATGGAAGCTCACGCAGGTAAAGCCTCAAATCTTGAAGGCGAACGAGATTTACGACCTAGAGGTTCGGCAGCTTTACTCGGTTGGCCTGAGTTCGGTTTTGGTTTACGACCGGTAGTTGGCGAACCAGAAGTAATCCAGTTATCGCGTTGGCGAGGAGACCGTGATGAAAGATTATGGCCGAGAAAAATGCGTCGTGGCGGAATGTGGCCGTGGATGCCGGAAGAAGCCGTGAACGTTCCGAATGGGGAATGGTAATGGCAGACATTAGAAACCGCGCATTGACTTTAGCGGATTGTCGTTTCGATTGGGTGTTTCATGGTTACGATGAGGCGTTTCAAGGTTACGCGACTTTCAGCGACATCGATGGTATTGTACATTTGAACGGACACTTCTTATTCGTCGAACACAAGTACTGTGACCGCGATTCGTTACCGCCAATTATGGGTGACGGTCAAAGGTCAGTTTACGAAGCTCTCTCCAAAATCGACAAGTCTACTTGCTTGCTGATTGCGGGAGATACTAAAAAGTCAATACCGTATTTCATAGAAGATTTGAAAACTGGAATGAAACTCGATTTGTCAAAAGCTGACGACCTCGATGCTCGAGCCACGTTGAAAATGATTCTAACCGACTGGGCTAACCACGCTCTGTCAAACTAAAACACCATCAAGGAGAAAAAACAATGAGTCAAATATCCGTAAAGTTTAGCGGTAGTGTTGTCGCTGAACCAGAACGTCGAGACGCAAACGGAACACCTCTTATGGAATTCCCGGTTTACGTCAACCACGCTCGCAAGAACAAAGAGACCGGCAAGTACGACCCGACCGGTGAAGTAAGCAAGATTCGCGTTACCCTGTGGCGCGAGAAAGCCGACATGACTGATGTTCGCAAAGGTGACATCGTTGAAGTTACCGGAACATTGGTTGAGCGTTCATTCAACCGCAAAGACGGTACCGAGGGTCGACAGTTGCAAACCGACTACATCGAGTCGTGCGTAGTCAAGTACCGTAAAGACGGACAGGCTTCTGCAACTCCGGTCGCGTCCGCTCCTCAAGGCGGAAACGCTTGGGACGACAGTTGGAAAATTGCTGCAGTTACCGCTGACGAACCGGCTCCGTTCTAATGGTCGCCAAATCCTACAAAATGAAAATGTACGGAAAGCAATTATTTTTGCGACGAGTCAAAGTTCTTTCGACAGGCATTTTTATTTGGTCGTTCATTGTCACCGTAATTGTTTTGTTGTCAAGCGCGGCACGGTAAACAATTGAGGTCATTGACGTTTTTCGTTGAAGGCGAACCAGCTCCGCAAGGTTCTAAGCGTCACGTTGGTGGCGGTCGCATGATTGAAGCGTCAAAGAAAGTTGGTCCATGGCGGGTGGCGGTGAAAGATGCCGTCGCCCGTCTGGACTTTGTTCCGTTTGCCGACGCGGTAGACGTGAGCGCAGTTTTTTATATTGCTCGAGGCAAGACGGTGAAGCGTCGTTGGCCGATTGTTCCACCTGATTTAGATAAGTTGTTGCGCGGACTTCTTGACGCGTTGACTATTGCAAATGTTTGGCTTGATGATTCTCTCGTGATTTCTTTCACCACGGTTGAGAAGCGTTACGCGGACGAAGAAGATTTTGGCAGGACCGGAGTGTCTGTCACTGTTCTCGACGTATCGGATTTGACCTAAAAATTCGGTCAGAAAATTCGTAAAAAAAACTTTCAAATAGATTGTACTTTTTGTGCAAACGTGTATTAGAATGAATACATCAAGCCAACCGGCACCCAACGAAAGGAAACACCATGAACACGACCGAAGTAAACGAACTCGCAAACCAGCTCGTCTCAATGATGGACGTTGACCGGGCTATCGAGGCCATCTTCACGATGACCGCAATCTTCACCATCCAGGACGACGTTGAAGCAGTCACTCGCTTGGCCGCAGTCCGCGAAGCAATCATCAACAACCACTCGAGCAAGTAATCAAGGAAAAGGAAAAGGAAACCAAAATGAACACCTACGAAATCAAAGTAACCTGGAACCAAATGTTCCCCGAGCGCGTTGTTGCTCTCGGCGGAACCGTTATCACTGCTGAAAAGACGTTCGAGTTCAAGAGCGAAACTTCGATGAGCATTGATGAAATCTGCGAAGCAGTCTACCGCGACACGAACTGGTACACGGGTTCTGTCTGGGACGCAATGCAGCCACTCCCCGAGGTTCGCTCGCACACCGCTCTCTCGATTGGCGATGTTGTGACTGTCAACGGAATCGAAATGCTTTGCAGCGAATTCGGATTCCAGTGCCAGAACGTTGACAAGCTCCTCGCTATGTGCTTGGAATCTGCATAATGACTGGAACTCCTGGGCAAACTCTCTCTGGCCTCGTGCTCATGCACGGGGTCGAGGGAGCCCTGGTCAAAGTTGACGAGTTCCTTTCGAAGAAGAACACGAAAGCCGACTTGCGATTCTGGGAAACCATTCGCGAACACTTGCTCGACATGATTTGAGCAAAAATAAAAACTAAACATGATTGTACAAAATGGACAAAAGCGTGATACGATGAATACATCAACAACCGCTCAACGAAAGGAAACAAAATGAGCACGAACCGCAAGCACGTTTGGGAGCGAATCGGCCAGCAGGTCGAAGGAGCAACCAACGCACAAGAAGCCCTCGCAACCGCGCACCTCTCCGGGTGGAACGTTCGCAAGGTAAACCTCACCGCATTCGATGGGGAAAAGGCAATTGCAGTACCTAACCGATTCGCAACCGTTTTCGACAGCCCCGTCACCAACGAGGTCGAGTACCTTGGCGTCGTCGGCGGAAACTACGAACCGATTCAGAACGAAGAACACTCCGCTCTCCTCAACGCAATCATCGACGAGTCCGGCGCGCAATTCGAAACTGCTGGAGTACTTGGTGGAGGACGCCGAGTATTCATCACCATGAAAATGCCTGAGACCATGATGGTCGGAGGGTTCGACGCAGTCAACAACTACATCGTTGCACTCAACTCGCACGACGGAACCACGCCGTTCAAGTTTGCAGTTACACCGATTCGCGTTGCATGCCAGAACGCTCTTGCCGCAGCATTCAAGTCGGCAACGTCAACGTTCAGCGTTCGACACACGCGCGGAGCAAACGGAGTAATCGCCGAAGCCCGCGAAGCGCTCGAACTCACGTTCAAGTACGAGACCGAGTTCGAAGCAATGGCCGAGTCAATGATTGCTAACACAATCGCTGAAGACGAATTCCAGAAAATCGTTGCAGGTTTGTTCAACGTGACCGGTGCAAAAACCGAGCGTCAAGAACGAATTGCTCTCGACCACGTTGACAACGTCATCAGCTTGTTCAACTCTAGCGACACCATGGACGGAATCCGTGGAACTCGTTGGGGTGCGTACCAAGCAGTCACCGAGTACACCGACCACTTCATGAACGTGAAGAACACGCGCGGCGAAGACTATGCAACACTTCGAGCTCTCCGCGCAGCCGAGCCTAACTCGCCGGTTCACAAAGTAAAGGAACGCGCTTTCGAACTCTTGAGCGCCTGACAAACTTCTCGGGGAGGGGCGACCATCTGCGTCCCCTCCCCTGAGAAACCAACACGAAAGGAAAAGACATGGATACTCAAAAGTTTTTGAGAGGATTGTTTGAAGCAATGAATCCGACAAAACCATTCAAGCCAGAAATCACGACGAGAGTAAAAATCAAGGCTTACTCTCCAGCTCACTTGCAGTTTGAGATTGCCGGAACAAGATTTGACGGCGATTGGGACGCGACAATTTATTCACCAAATTATTTGACCGCTGGAGGAATCTTGCACGTTACGGAACAACTTTGCCAAATCTTGAAAGAAGACTGCGGAGCAAACATTCATTCAGTAAAATTAGTTGAAGAGAATCGTGAAGATTTTGAAATCATGCTCGACGAAAAAGTCTGGCAAACAGACCTTCAGCAAACAGTTGAAAGATAAGGAAAAGCAATGTCAAAAATGTCACAGTTACACGCCTCAATGAGTGACTCTTACGCGATGGGAGTTGAGGAAGAACGCGAGCGAGTGTTGAACATCATCAATGTCGGATTGCAAATTGCAGATGTCATCGGAGCGGTTGACGTTCTGAAAATGATGCAACGCATGGTATTCGAGGGCGTTGAAATATCTTCG